TCATCTGGATATCCAAACATTCCCGATGGGGCGGTTGAGTTATCCCCCCCTGCATGGGCAGGCAACATAGCCTCTTTAAATGCAGATGCAATTTTAATGCATTTGCTAGATTCACCCACATCTTCTGGCATCATTTTAAAAGAGAATTTATGTTCACGCATTTGGGTTGGGCCTTTATATGCAGCAACAATATAGGGATTGGCCACTACACCTCTAGTTGCTTGCAGTGCAGTTTTTATATTTGCGGGTGTTGTAGCTTGTAACATAATATCTGCTATCATATTTCCACTGGCGGTAGCCTTGGCTGCCTGGGTCGCCTTTAATTTTGAAAGAGATCCCCCACTTTCTTTAATGCCTTCTACCATTCTCCCTAAACCCTGTCCCAATGCTGCAGCTTCGTAATCAGATTTATATGAAGTAGACAATGCATCTGGTGGAATATATAATGCAATATTCAAAGTTTCATTGTGCGATCTAAAATCAAAGGCCTGAAAAGTTACCCAATGCTTGAGGGATTGTCCAATAGAAGGAGGATATTCCAGATAAGTAGTTGCTCTAAAAGCAGATGGTGCAGATGAGTTTGATCCTCCTGCCATTGTTGTTCTCCAATAAAAGTTATTAATTAATGGTTCTATATATTTATATGAGATACAAAGGAAAATTTAGACCCCAAAATAGAGAAAAGTATAAAGGGAACGCCAGTAATATAATTTATCGATCTGGTTGGGAGTTGGACTTCATGAAGTATTTAGATCGACAGCCTGGGGTGCTTCAATGGAATAGTGAAGAAATTATCATTCCATATAAATCTCCTATTGATGGTAAATGGCACAGATATTATCCTGACTTTTGGGTTAAAACTTCAAAAGCAGAAACTATAATTGAAATCAAACCAAAAAAACAGACCAAACCCCCCAAAGAAAACCCAAAACATAGAAGAAGGTTTTTACGAGAAGTAAAGACGTTTATAGTTAACGAAGCTAAGTGGAAAGCTGCAGAAGAATTTTGTGAAAACAAAGGATTACACTGGCAAATCATGACTGAAGATACTCTTCGTAATACTAAATAGTTATACTATGGCTAACGAATCTTATCTACAAAAATTAAAAGATGCAATAAAAATCGGTGATATACCAGTAAAAGCGCGTATGGCAGCAGCTTGGTTTCGTTCTATTGTAGAAAGATCAAAAATAGCTCTTGCGAGAGAAACCGTTCCAAGTACATTAAAGATAAATGCGGCTCAGCAAGGGACTTTGACAGGAAGATTGATTCCTGGGAGAATGTATTTTTTTATGTACAATCCCAAACACAAAGCAACTTTACCATACTATGATTTGTTTCCTTTGGTCTTACCTATTCAAAAATATAGTGACGGGTTTCTTGGAATTAATTTCCATTATCTGTATCCGAAAGATAGAGCAATATTATTAGATGAACTTAAGGTATTTGTAAACGATAGAACTTTATCAGAAGCTGCTAGAATAAGGGTGTCTTATAATATGCTACGAGGATTTACAAGATTTAAAAGGGCTAAACCTTGCATAAAAAGATATCTCACTACGTATATGAAATCTCAATTTATTCCTGTTACCCCTGATGAGTGGGGCCCTGCTCTTTTTCTTCCAGTTGAACAGTTTAGAAAAATGAATAAACAGGCAGTATGGCAAGAAAGCAAACAAATTTACAGCGCAATAAGACAATAGGAAAATAAAACTATGGCAGGATTTTCACCAAGCGAATTTATGACTAAAGCTGAGACTATGGGTGGGCTCTCACGGAGATGGAAATACTCTATGTCTATTACTCCACCACGTTCAATGAGTTCAAGTGTTGGTGCAGGAAAAATTGATTTTCTCGCCATGTCAGTATTACTACCGTCAAAACAATTTGCAACAACCGAACAAAGAATATATGGCATAAATAAAACTGTACCATACGAAACTACATATGAGCCTATCTTGGTAACAATGTTAAATCCTCAAGATTGGAGTACCAGAACATTTTGGGATGAATGGTTAGATCATATTCAAAATCCTAGTAGTAAAGATATGACATATTATAAAAGCATGATAGGACAAGTAGAAATTTCACACTATGATGAAACTACAACTGTACAAGATCCAAGCCAAGCAAGATATACTGCAGTTCTAGAAGAAGCATATCCAGAAAGAATAAGTGCATATGCTTTGGGATATGAGAACGCCGATTTAGGAAATTTTGAAATATCGATACGATACAAACAATGGCATGAGAAGGGAACTCAGAGACATAATAGAGCCCCTGATCGTGTCCGAGGAACAGGCAACCAAGCAGGACTGACTACTGGCTTCCAGTAAATTTTTAAATGATAATTATTATAGGAGAATATTATGGCTTTACCAAAGGTAAGCACACCAACATATGAATTGACAATACCATCTTCTGGTGAGAAAGTCAGTTACAGACCCTTTCTTGTAAAGGAAGAGAAAACGTTATTGATGGCAATGGAATCGAAAGATACTACTGCGATGACTAAGGCGATGCAAGATATCATCACCGCCTGTACAGACGGAGAAGTAAACCCAAAAGATCTTGCACCATACGATCTTGAATTTTTCTTTCTTCAACTTAGGGGAAGATCAGTAGGGGAAATTATAGAAGTCAATGCCCCTAGACCACCAAATTTTGCAGCTTGTTGTGAAGAAGCAACAGAAGAAGATATATGTGAATTGAGTATTAACATCGATGACATTAAAGTAGATACTTCAAAAATAAAACCCTCAAAGATTGAAATCTCAGATAAAATTGGGATAAAGATGAAGTTTCCAGAAATCGATGCAATTCAAAAATATTCTTCGATAGAAGGTGCCATGAAAGCTGCAGATATATTCAAGCTGATTATTGAATGTATTGAATATATTTGGGATGGTGATGAAATATTCAAGGCCAAAGATTCTACTAAAAAAGAATTGAATGATTTTTTGGATTCTCTTAATACACAACAGTTTAACAAGATCAAAGATTTTTTCGAATCAATGCCAAGGCTTTCACATGATATAGATTGGGTTTGTCCAAAATGTGAAAAATCTAAACCCTTAACATTAATGGGGATTGACGCTTTTTTCGGATAGGGCTGAGTCATGATAGTCTGGCGAATCATTATCAAACAAACTTCGCTATGATTCAGCATCATAAGTGGAGTTTAACAGAGTTGGACAATATGCTCCCGTATGAAAGACAAATATATGTGACACTATTACAGCAATGGATTAAAGAAGAAAATGAAAGAATGAAAGAACAAAATAAAAAGAAATAACAAGAAGGAATTAAATGGCAGCTGCAGAAACGTCAATAGTAGATCTAACAAGCACAACAACAGCAATAAAAGAATCAAATAGTAAGCTGGACTATGCTGCCCAAGCATCTGCTAAAGAAAATAAAAAGACAGTAGACGCTATTGGAACTTGGGCTAAAAGTAATGAAATGAAAATGGATGGCCTAGCCATGTCCAATCTATCTGGTGATGCAAATCAAATGAACGCAACCGTAGCAGCATTAGCTGCCAATATGGAATCTCAGGAAATGGGTGCTGGTGAAATGTATGATGAACTAAAATCTATGCATATCGGCCTTGCTGACGCTTTTGAACAACAATATAATTTTGATGTAGAGCGGTGGAGAACCGAAAAAGAGATGTTGGATGAAGCTAATCGTAAGAAGACAGAGAAGGCAGAGGGTAAAGAGGCAACAGATTTCTCACTCGATTGGAATCCATTAACAATTCTTGCTGCTGTAACAGGATTTATTGTAGGATTTTTTCAAGGATTCTTTGGACCTATGGGAGCCCTAATGAAATCTTGGGGTTTAGCTATTAAAAACTTTTTTGCAAAGCCATTGAAATTGGGATGGACAAAATTTAAAGATATGCTTAAAACCAGTAAAATAAAACTCTGGTATGATTCTGTCAAGGGTTGGTTTAAAGCCAAGCTTGGTGCAGCAGGAACAAAATGGACTTCATTTAAAAATATGATGGCGAACAGTAAGATAGGTGGTTGGTATAAAAGTATAAAGAGCTGGTTTACTGCAGCCGGGAGAAGTTCAAAAACAGGTAAGTTTACTCCCTCAAAATGGACATCTATAAAAAAGATGTTCGCCAACAGCAAGATAGGTAAACTCTTCACAGGCATCAAGAACTTCTTTAAAGCTCCTATTGGTGCAAAGCTTCCCATGCTTAAAAATTTGTTTTTGAAGAGTCCTGTAGGAAAAGTCATAACAAGTATTCAGGCATTATTTAAAACAAAACCTCCGGGAACTGGAATAATAGATGATGTTGTAAAAGCGTTTGGAAAATTTGGAAAAGTTTTTTCAATTTTTAAAGCCATAGGTAGTGCCTTCGGAAAGATTTTCTTCTTCGTTCAAATCTTTATGACTCTGTTTGATTTTTATTCTGGATTTGTGGATACTGAAGGGAATCTTTTAGACAAAATACTAGGTGGATTAAAGGCAGCATTCGTAGGATTCTTTGGTGGATTCATGGATCTTGGAATAATGTTAGAAGATGGTATTAAGTGGATCATTAAGAAAATTGCTGGATTCTTTGGTTTCGATGAGGATGAAGTCGCAGCCTCAATGGAAAGCTTCTCTATATTCAAACCACTCAAACAAATGGTAACAGATATTGCTGATTGGTTTGTAGGGCTATTTGATTTCTCTAGTTTCAGTGCTGGCCTTATTTCAATGGCAAAATTAATATTCCTCCCCTTTACAGCTCTCATAGATTTAGTTGGTTTCGTATGGGATTGGTTCATGGAATTGTTTGGCTGGAAAGATGAAAACGCGCCAGCAGATGACCGTACCCTGACTACTAAACTTGGTGATTTACTTTTAGGTGTATGGGATTGGTTTATGGGAATATTTGGTTTTGATTTGGCGAAGAGTACTCCGGCCGATGATGGTCAAACAGTTTTTGGTAAACTTACTGGTTTGCTTGCAGGTGCATGGGATTGGTTCTTAGGCATATTTGGATTTGGAGAGGGACACTCCGCACATATGCCGGCAGATGATGGTCAAACTGTAATGGGAAAACTTTTAGGATTAGTAACAGGAGTATGGACTTGGTTCAAAGGATTATTCGGTTTCTCATCGCCTGAAGATGATGCGGACACAGTAAAGGGTGTAGGTGGATTCCTTAAAGATTTAGTAGATGGAGTATGGGGATACTTTAAGAAACTATTTCAGTTTGGTAGTATCGGTGATGTAATGAAGTCCTACTTCAATCTTCTCACCTTCTTTCCTAACATTATAAAAGATGCAATTGCTGGTGTTACTTCTTGGTTACTAGGGCTATTTGGTTTTGATGAAGCAGCGAAGACAGTAGCTAATGCTCAGAACTTTAGTCTTGGTGATATGATATTTAATGCAATTAAAAATATATGGGATTGGTTCAAAGGATTACTTGATATAGATGTGGCATCTATTGCCAAAGGGATTCCAGGCGCCGAAACACTTTTAAGTTGGATGGGAGATTCAGCAGCGGAAAAGAATGTTGAGGGAATGACCAAAGCTGGTCTTATGAAATCCGATGAGGGTACGTTAGACGCAGACCAAATAGTTGATATCGGTAAGCTTCAAGGTATGATGAAGGGTATGTCTCTTGAAGGTATAAAGAACATGATGATGGAAATGAAAGAAATTAATGAATCTGATATGATAGGCAAGGGAGATGAAATTGCAAATTGGGAAGTAGTTCAGAAGACCTTACAAGAAGGTGCTAAACTAGCCGCATTACAAAAAGAATCTAATGAACTCTCAGGAAGCGGAAGTACAACAACAATCATTCAAGACAATTCACAAAATGTAAGTAGTTCATCACAACCGATAGTAATACCAACTTCAGACATAGCCCCAGGAAATAGTGGAAATGTTTTACAACAATAATTAATGTTTATAATGACCATCTGAAAGATAGTAGATAAGGGCGTCAATCAAATCGGGATCACCCCAACTTGCTGCCGCCCATATTACTAACAGAGTACAGAATAAAAATCCATATAATCCGTTATTATCCATTAGTTACCTTCAGCTAACTTCGAGAAATATGAAAACTCTTCTGAAGTATCTGTTTCAGCAGTCACTGCTGTGTCAGGTGTAACAGGTGTTACTTGTGGGGTAAATTGTGGAGTAAAAGGTTTACCACCATCAAAAGGAGCATCATTATCCCTTTCGGCGGAACCAGTTGTTATCCCCAAAACACGATCCAACTTTTCCTTCAATTCTGTATAAGGTTTAAAGTTCTTCGGGTCAGTAAATTCAGCCAAAGGATATTCAGTTTTCCAAACTTCTTCCATCTTAGCCTCATCTTCATCAAGTGGAGTTGCATTCTCAAACTCCGACTTATCATAATTTGAATACCCATCAACCTTACGAATCTTTAGTTTGAAGTTTGCACCTTCCCATAAATCAAAGGGATTAACTGGTGTCTCATCTTCAAATTGAGGATTCATCTTATCATTAAGTTTATCCCAAATTTTCTTTCCGAATTTATACAACCGAACTTGTCCTTCATTCTGAGGATTTGCTGGATCTTTGAGGACGTAAACATTAGAGACATAAGTGAGCCTACGTTTCTGTTTACGGGCGATTTCTTTGTTCGCCTCAATTCCGGAGTTCCAAAGTTGTGAATTGTGTTCACTTACTGGATCTTTTTGACCAAGAGTAGTCAAAGAGTTTTCAATGTACCATCCACCTGGTCCTTGAAATCCATGATTCCATGAACGTGCCCAAGGTAGATCTTCCTTTTCAGGTGCAGGAAGAAATCTAACAACGGCCATTCCGTTGCCTGACTTATCCAATTCTGGACGCCAAAAGCGATCATCATCACCTTGACCTCGTGCTGGTGCATTGAGTTTTGCGGTTTCTTTTAGGAGGGATTGGAGTTTTGCTCCACGTTTTTTCTTCATATCTGCGAACGACATATGTTTCCTTTCGTATATTTCGTATTGCGTTGTATTATTTGTATTGCGATTTATTCACTTAATCATCATGTAACTATATTATATCATACTTTTCTGATTTGTCAAGTACCCCCTTTCATATTGGTAGCTTTGAAGTCCTCTCAATAAGATTGAGATCTTCAGCTTCTTCTTGTATACGTTGTTTGAGTTTACCACCGACCATTTGACCAGCGGCTTGAACTTCTAACTTATTCTCTTCACAATAATGAATAACAGCATCGATGTAAGTCATCTTAGTTCGTTGTGCCAATTCTTCAATATTTGCCATAAATCTAATAGAATTATTCATTTTAATACTTGCCATTATAATGTTTCACCATTGCCATTCAAAGTTTCGGACTCCTTGTGTTCGGGATCATCTTTATCTTTAAACCAGTAATCTGTACTTTTTGCTAGCACGGCCACGTATGCGCCGATTAAAATATTTACCAGATCCCGTGATTCAGCTTTTAATTCTGTAAAGAACAATAACCAAATTAAAAAAATGAATGTTCCTAAGATAGTTCCAGACAATGCAAACCTTGCCCAAAAATTCATTTTTTTGCGGGACTCTATTGCTGACCCCGCTATTTTTGTTATTTCATCATCCATTATTTTCCTCCATTATATTTAACATTTTGTTGTTCTAGAAGTAGTTCTCTATTTTTTATGTGAGCCTCTTCAATTTCCTCTTTACTTCCACCAAAATATCCAACTGCGTAACCACTTTCACACATCCATTTGTTTATGTTTGTCCATCCTCCAAACTCATGCCCATCTTCTGTACAGTTAATCCAAAGTTCACCTAGTACTCTGCCGAACTTACCTCTACTGTCTGATTCTGGACATCGACATTGAATTTCAATATCATCTCTGTCTGACAATATTGCCCAATGCACCCACGATTTGAGTGCTGTAGAGGATAATTTTCCATAAAACTTTTCTTCCAAATCTCTTGTTCGTGATTCGGGGGTGTCGATTCCGAGCAGGCGGATTCTGTTGCATATCCGTACATCAAAGCCCAAATCAAAAACTGCATCAATAGTATCTCCATCGACAACTCTCTCCACAGTAGTTATATTGTAAATAAACTCGCATGGTTCTTCGTTAATATATTCAGCCAATGTTTATATCCTCCCATTCAAATTTCCAGTTCCATCTTTCAACAAGAGAAACTTTGACTCTGCCTAAATCTCTTGTTTCGGGCATATAATATGTATGTCCTATTCCACCATAAGTGGGATCAATTGGATTGGGTTCACCCCTAACCATTCTACCTTTTAAATCTATTAAATCATGTGTTTTTAAATATTCTTCGTATGCAGTTCTTTCTCTTGGAACTATTTGCCATCTTGCGACTTCTGATTTATATCCGGCTTTATAATCTGACATATCTTTAATTAATCCTTTGTGTGTGGTGGCCAGTTCTTCTGTTCCCAAGCGACTGGCCGGAGGACTATCCTCTAACTCGGCTATAATCTACGCAGCGAGTGCGTAAGAATATGCGGTATAATCGGAATTATTTGCGATTAAGTTATTTGATTGTAGGTAATCACCCTATTCGTTCTCTCCAATACTTTCATTAGCAATCAAAATCCATGTCAGCCCCAATTCGTAATGTGTAATGGTGGAGCTGGCCGGAATCGAACCGGCGTCTTACTTAACTATCCTTTTGGGTCATCAAACAAATTCCTTAACATTATTATTTATTTCATATAATTTCTTAGCTTCCCATATTTTATCAATCCAATCATTCAGTTTCTCTACAAACAAATGAGGCTGTTCATATTAGACGTTTGCAGGATCATATAATCTTAAACCATCCGTTTGATGTCCAACATAATAAACTACATCAGCTCCACTACCAGACAACTCCCACTTTTTAACATCTTGTGGGGTTAGCCCTATATCTTTTTTAACTGTTGACCAAGGTATTGTTATATCTTTATCTTTATATTTTTCATCATGATAGTCTTGAAGTTTGTCTTCAATCTTCCTCATCTTCATGCTGAGTCCTTCTTTGATATTCAAAACTTCATTGGTGTAAGTTTCTGCTACATTTCGGAGTACATTTGTCATCTTATCTAGTTCCTTTAATATGTTTATGTTTAATGAAAAGAGTTTGTTTCTGTTACGTTGCCTCTCAGCTCGATATTGGTCTTTACATATATTTATATATTACTTGACGTAACGGCGCAAGCCAGCGCTCTTTTGTCTCTCTGAACAGTAATGGTTCTTCATTCTCTACTGCCATAATGATTACGATATTGTTGATTGGAATACCTGTTCGTTCTTCGTAGGCATGAGCGTAGAACGCACCCTGCATAAAATACGAGGCGCA